TGGTTGTTACAATTTTCAAACAGGTGGTAGTTTACATGGTAAGGTAGATGTAGCAGGTATAGCAATATGGACAAACCCACCAGATGTTGCAACTTCATATCAAGATATTGCATCAGTAGAAACATACTTTTCAAATATATTTGGATAACATTATGAGCGAAGAATTATATTATCAATATCACTGTCCTTGTGGATATCCTAAGAACAACGATGGAACTTGTTATGAAGGAACTATACACCCACATACTGATTGTGAGTGTAATGAACTTAACAAAAAGAAATAAAAAATAACTACTTATATATAACACTTTGTTATATCAGTAGATATATATCAAATTATTAATTTAAAAAAAGAGAAATATTATGAATTCAAACACAGTATTAGGTAAGATTATGACTCTTTTATCTTTGGAAAAAGAAGATAAAAAAGAAGATAAACTTACAGTAGCTAGATTAGCTGATGGTACTCTTGTTGAATCTCCAACTTTCGATGTGGGTGAAAAAGTAGAAATTATCCACGAAGACGGAACAAAAACTCCAGCACCTGATGGTGAACACTTATTAGAGTTAAGAGATGAATCTGACAACATTAACAGAATCAAAATCTTTACTGAAGGTGGAATTATCAAAGAAAGAGAAAATGTTGAAATCGAAGCGAAAGAAGAAGATAAAAAAGAAGAGGAAATGGCTGATGTTTCAACAGAAGATGTTAAAGCTTTACCAGAAACCGGTAAATCAAACACCGATGTTAACGAACAAGTAACTCTTGAATCAGAACCTGGCGTTAAAGTTAATGAAGAAGTAGTTGATAAGGATGCGGACGAAATCGTGAACTTAACTACTAAATTAGCTGAACAAGAAGAGAAGATTGAAGAAATGAAAGAAAGAATCGAAGAACTTGTAAAGTACTTTGAGGAAATCAAAAAAGAAGAAGAAAAGATGGAAGAAGAAAACAAAGAGGAGAAAGAATTAGAATCTAAGAAATTAGATGGAGCTCCTGTTGAAAAAGCTTCTATGTTTAACAAAAAGAAAAACAATAACTTTAAAGTAGGGAATTATAGAAATTCTGTACTTTCAAAAATGTATAAATAATACATTAAAAACCAAAATTAAAAATGAGAAAAATTACAAACTTAACAAGTGGACAACCTAGCATAACTTCGACGTATGCAGGTGAAGCAGCTAGCGGTTATATCGCGGCAGCTCTACTTTCTGCAAGGACTCTTGATAATCAGTTGGTAACTATTAAGCCAAATGTAAAATTCAAAGAAGTAATTCAGAAAGTTGACCTTGATGGAATTGTACAAGATGCATCGTGTGACTTCGTAACATCTGGTTCAACATCTATCACAGAACAAATTTTAACTCCAAAGGAGTTACAAGTGAACTTATCACTTTGCAAACAAGAATTCGTTGATTCTTGGAATGCTTTACAATTAGGATTTTCTGCCTTTGATGAAATACCAAGAGATTTTAACGATTTCCTAGTATCTTATGTAGGTGGTAAAGTTGCTGAAAAAACAGAACAAGATATATGGAGTGGTGAAACTGCAAACAATGGAGAATTCGGTGGGTTTGAACCTATCTTATCTGCATCTGCAGCAACACTATTAACTTCAGCTGTTCAACCAGCAAGAACTAATGGTGATGGAGCAGTAATTAGTGGGTCAGTTGATTCATCAAATGTACTAGCAACATTATCAGCAGTATATGATACTATCCCTTCTGCCGTATATGGTAAAGAAGATTTAGTAATCTACGTTGGTTCTAAAATCGCAAGAGCATACCAATCAGCATTATCTGGTAATTCAACATTATCAAATAACTCTTACAACAACCAATTAAACGTTGGTGAAAAACCATCAAACTTCCAAGGTGTAGAAATCGTAATGTGCCCAGGAATGAGTGATGATAGAATCGTTGCAGCACAGAAATCTAACCTATTCTTCGGAACAGGATTATTATCTGACCATAACGAAGTAAGAGTACTTGATATGGCAAACCTAGATGGTTCGCAGAATTATAGAGTAATAATGAGATATACTGCAGGAACACAAATTGGAATTGCACAAGATATCGTTTATTTCGGAGCATTTTAAGTCTAACAATTAATTTAATAAAAAGGAGAAACTATGAGTTGTTTAATTACCACAGGAAGAAATGAAGTATGTAAAGATTCAGTAGGTGGATTACAAGGAGTTTATTTTATAAACTACGAGACAGGTTCATTCAGTAAGAATGCATCTGGAGAAGTAAATTCACTATCTGGAAGTACTGTATATTTCTACGAACTCAAGGGCACTTCTACTTATACGGAGACAGTCAACTCTTCAAGAGAAAATGGAACTACGTTCTTCTCTCAAGAAACAGTTGTTAATTTGAAAAAATTAACTAACGAGATGACTACTCAACTTAAATTGTTAGCTTATGGGAGACCACAAATCCTAGTATGGACTAATTCAGGTGATACATTATTAGCTGGAGAAGTACATGGAAACGATTTAACTGCAGGAACTATTCAAACAGGTGGAGCACTTGGAGACCTTTATGGTTATTCAGCTACTTTCACAGGTGAAGAAAAACTTCCAGCCGCTTTCTTAAGTGGTTCAACCGTTGATGACGCATTCGCAGGATTACCTGCCATTGATAAACCAACAATTGTGTACGGTTCGTAAGTAGAATTACTTATTGAGACTAAAATAAAGAAAACCTCTCTTCGTGAGAGGTTTTTTTATGTCCTATTATGAGATAATGATAAGTTAATGTTGAGTTGTTATAGTAGTAAAAGTTTAGATATGCTATCTTACTATATATCACAAAGTAACGAATTCGTAGTTAGAACACAAGATACTGCTAGTGTAATCATTAGTGGTTCTGATTCTGGTTCAGAAGATATGACACTTATATTAGAAGATATGATGACTTATAGTTCATCATTCTATAACTTAAGTGGCTCTTATACATTTAACCCATATGAGAATATATTATCATTCTCACAATCATTAGAGGGTGATGTAAAGACAGGAGATGAATTCATTGTACATTTAAGTGGTTCAGTATCAGGTAGTATATATAGTGGTACTATGCAAGTGTATGCATCACAATCAGTAGATAATGATGATAAGACGGTGTATATAACTCAAAATGAAGAATTCATTAGTAACACAACAGATAATCAATATATTGTAATATGAAAAAGCAAGAACAATTTTCAGTTTTAAACCTATCAAGGCAAGATGTTCCAATCGTAACAGAGGATATCAAGACAAGATACCAATGGGTACCTGTTGGAATATTAGACCAAGATGATTACTTTGGTTTAGTAACAGAAGCATATAATACATCTACAACAAATGCAGCTTGTGTTGATGGTGTAGCAGATTTAATTTATGGTAAAGGTCTTTTTACTAATGAAGAAGGTAAACAACAAAAACTAGATAAAGTAGTTCCACCTGAAGATTTAAGAAAGATTGCTTTTGATTTAAAATTATATGGTAATGCTGCATACCAAGTAATTTGGAATAAATCACATACACAAATACAAAAACTATATCATATGCCTGTTCAGAATTTAAGAGCAAAGAAGATATATGATATGGGTAGAATAGAAGGATACTACTATTGTTCAGATTGGAGTGACCATAGAAAACAGAAAGATAAGAAATATTTACCTGTCTTTGGTTCATCTAATGAAGAAATAGAAGTAATGTATATTAAGGAATACGAACCTAACAGATATTACTATTCTTTACCTGATTGGATTTCTGCATTACAATTTTCATTTAGTGAAGCAGAATTATCTAACTTACACTTAAACAATATAGAAAACGGTTTCTTGCCTGTTGCTATGGTTAATTTCAATAATGGAGTTCCTGCACCCGAAGAGAGACAAACAATAGAAAATTTATTAGAATCTAAATTTACAGGTACTCGTAACGCTGGGCGTTTTATGGTATCGTTTAATGATGATGTAGTAAATAAACCTACAATAGATACACTACCCATGGAGAACTTACATGAGAAGTATCAATATGTTGCTGAATACTCACAAGATAGAATTCTCGTAGCTCATAGAATTGTTTCCCCTTTATTATTTGGAATCAGAACTGCGAATAATGGATTCTCTTCAGCAGCAGAAGAAATGAAAACTGCATATTCTATTATGCAAACAATGACTATATTCCCTTTCCAAAACCTTATATTAAACTCTCTGTACCACGCATTTAGAGTGGGTGGTATAGATTGTAATGATTTATATTTTGAACAACTGACACCTCTTGTAATCCTTTCAGATACAGCAGATGATACAGACCAGACAATACAAGAAGTACAAGATGAGATAGATGATAACTTACAAGGTGGAGAAGGAGAAGAAAGTTTAGAACAAGAAAAACCTAACGAAGAGTATGAACCAATAAGACCAAGTGATTTTGGTTTTGATGCATACTATAAAGAATAATAAGATTATGGCATTTGGATTATTAATAACACGAAACGATATCATCAAGAACACACCATTAGGTGGAGCGATTGATGCTGATGCTCTTCTACCTTTTATAAGAACGGCTCAAGAAAAATATATACTTAACATAGTTGGTACTGTACTATACAATAAACTACAAGATGATGTAGAAGCAGAAACTGCATTTACAGGTTCTTATAAAGAACTTGTAGAAGATTATATAAAACCAACATTAATATGGTACGCTTGTGTAGAATATATTCCATTTAGTTCTGTAACCTTTAAATCAGCTGGTTCAGTTAAACAACAAAGTGAGACTGGTATTGCACCATCTAAAAATGAAGTAGATTACCTTTTAAGTAAAGCTTTAAATAATGCAGATTATTATTCAACAAGATTACAAGATTGGTTGATAGCAAACAATACTAGTGTGCCTGAATACAATGAAACGACTGGAGATGCAACACAAATATATCCTGACCAATCTAATCAATACTTTGGAGGAATACAATTATAAGATATGAGTACATCATCACAAAATACAGCACCTCAACAAATTACTAAGGATAGTGGAGTAAACTTTTCTTTGTATTACAATACGATAAACTTCTTCAAAAACATTATGAAGAATCACCCAAGTATTGCAAAGGTAACACAAGGAGATATATTCTCTTTTGATAATACACAATTTCCTCAGTATCCAATTGGTAATGTAATGATACAGACTGCAGCTTTTACGAATAATACAACTGATTATAGAATCCAGTTAATCGTTGCTGACAAATCAAAAATCTTAAATGATGATGATATACCAAATAGAAAAGATAATAAACAAGAAGTACCTTTCTATGGGACTAGTGATATGGTAGATATTCATTCTAACACAATGAGTATTCTAAATGATTTAACATCCTATGTACAGAAAGGAAATTATGGAATGGAGGTGAATGGCACAATAAATTGTGTTCCATTCGCAGACCGATTCAACAATGGATTGGTTGGGTGGTCAGCAGAATTTGACCTAACTGTTCACAACGATAGAAATCGTTGCCTTTTTTTTTTGAGTCCACCTAGCGGTTCGTACTTTAAAATAGAAGATTGTGAAACAGGAGATGAGTTTAATGCAGTATTAGAAGCAAGTGGTTCAATAGGACAAGTATTTGCTACAAAATATGTACCTTCTCCAACAGGATTTTTAATATCTTATGATAATATAAGATGTTTTGAAATAAAAGAAGAAATAAATGATAGAGATGATTATAACTTTTTTAACTTACCTGTACTTGAAATACCTTACGAGGATTTCGAAACTTGTGAAGCTTGTGAGTTATGGACATCACCAAAAGTTTGGGGAACAACACCTGAACGATATGATAATAATAAAATAGATGATGCACTTAGACAGTGGATACATACATAAAGAAACGATATGAGTAATTTAAGTAACTTATTTATTAGTCAATCCTTTTATGGGATTGTTAATTTAGACAATTCATTAGAGCCATTATCATCAGCAAGTGGTGATGTAGAATTGCAAGATGGTATAGGTGATAATCTAGGATTAAGAATTAACGCAACAACAAAAGAGTTTACAGTTGTAAACAATTTTAAAGTTGATGGTAATGCTGATTTCAATGGTAATGTAGATATAAGTGGTTCATTCACACATACAGGTTCACTTGATATATTAGGTGATATAACTGCAAGTGGTAATATTAAAGCTACGATAGGAAACTTTGATACTCTTAATACAAGAGTACTTCATGTAACACAAGAATCAGCTAGTGTAATATTTTCAAGTGGTTCAAATGTATTAGGTGATGAAGAAACTGATAGACAAGATTTAATAGGACAAGTAATTGTAAGTGGTACTTTGGGTGTAGAAGGTTCTTCATCGTTCACAGGCTCTCTTACAGTAAGTAATGAGATAAGTTCTTCTACTGTTAATGGTATAGGTAATGTTACAATATACTCTGCATCGGTAGATAATAGATTAGACCAGTTAGAAGTTAGTAGTGGTTCTCAAGATTCACAATTAAGTAATTTAGAAAACTTTACTGCATCACAAGAAAATATTAATAGTGGATATAACTCTTATACATCATCAACTGATAATAGATTAACTAATATAGAAGCTACAACTGCATCATTAGAAACAAATAAATTAGATGTATCAGTTTATAATACAGATTCAGCATCATTTGATAATAGAATAGACCAGTTAGAATCAGATACAGGCTCACAAGATAGTAGATTAGATTCGTTAGAAGCATTTACTGGTTCGCAAGAAACCCTTAATGGTTTTTATAATTCATTTACTGCAAGTAATGGTAATACTTCTTTAAATTCTTTTACTTCATCTTACTTTATAGATTCAGCATCATTTGATTTAAGATTAGACGAACAAGAAGCATTTAGTTCATCACTTCAACAAGATTTTGTTAGTACTGGTTCATTTAACACCTATACTGCATCACAAGATACTATAAATGGTTTCTACAATGCATTTACTGCCAGTAATGGTAATACTTCATTAAACTTATATACACAATCAGCTGATATAAGATTAAACAATTTAGAATTAGAAACATCATCAATAGATAATAGATTCAATATACTAGAAGCAGAAACTGCATCTTTACAAGTGGAGATAGATGGTTTAAGTTTATTTACTGGTTCTTATGCAACTACTGGTTCTAATGTATTTAAAGCAGAGCAAACAATTACTGGCTCTGTATATGGTAATGTAACAAACATAACAATTGCTTCATCTACCGCATCAATTGATTTATCACAAGGTAATTTCTTTACTGTTACTTTACCTAGTGGAGATACACACTTAACTGCAACAAATATTGAACCAGGTCAAACTGTAAGTTTAAGGGTTCAAATTGATGGAGCTGGTAGAAATGTAACATTAGATGAAAGTAAAGTTAAATTTGCTTCTGGATTAGAATATGAACCATCTATATCTTCATCTTATGATTTATTATCTTTTATATCTTTTGATGATAGTGCAATATATGGTGTAGCACAAACAACATTTGATAAATAAAAGATAAGATATGAAGTTTCAACCAACTGCACATATGGGAGGAGAAAACCTACTTCAACCTTGTTGTGAACTCAACCAATCAGGTAGCACACAAATATACCAAAATATAAATGGTGTAGAATGGCAAATCAATTTATATACCTCATCTATACAACTAGGAGGAGCAACAGGTTCAGCAGAAACATTTGATGTAGCCGTAACAGGTAGTACAAAACACGCAATTGTAGCGTGTGTTGGTGGTGGTGGTTCTGCATATTCTAAACAAGCATCCGCTGGTTTTGGTTATGGTGGAGGAGGAGGTGGTGTATTCTTAACTTCATCACTAGAACTAAAAGCAGGTTCAACTTATACAGCAACAATAGGTAATGGAGGAGATGGTTTTACTTGTGGTTTAGGTGCACCACCGTGTGACCCTAATGGTGCAGATGGACAACCTTCATCATTTGTTGGTGGCGGACATAATATAGTTGGAGGTGGAGGTGAAGGTTCAACTATATCAGGTGGTAGTGGTGGTTCTTCTGGTATTCCAAATGCACAATCAGGTTCAGCAACAGGAGGAAGTGGAGCAGCTTTAATAGCTACTGGTTCTACAGGAGCTTTTGGTTTATCTGTTTTTGTAGGTAATGCAGCTCCAATATTTAGAGCAGGTGGTGGTGGAGTTGGTGATGCACCTGTACCTACACCTGGTGTTGGAAACACTTCATCAGAATTCGGTGGTAATTCAACTGTTTTGACAAGAGAAGAAGGAGCTAGTAATTGGACATTTGGAGGAGGCTCAGCTGGCCACCTGCAATTTGATAGTCCATCTTCTACCTATTTTAGTACTCCTGCAGGTAGTGGTTGTGTAATGGTAGCAGTACCAATGAACTTATGTTCATCATCACTATATCAAAAAACAGATTATGTAAAAGGAGATTTAGTAAACTATTGGGATTTTAGTAATCCAAAAACATTTGGTAAAACACCTTACAATAGTAAATTAACAGATATAAGAAATACAAGTAATTCATTATTTGCTCAAGGTACAGGTTCTGTTGTAACATTACCAAGTAGTTCAGTTACTTTACAAACTCAAAATTATTTAGGTGATGTACCAATACTGTATGATGATACAAGTTCAGATACATATCCAACATCTAGATTAGTTACTTATGATGCACAAAAAGTTAGTGGTAGTTTAGATACAACTGCAGCAGCATTCTCATATGAATGGTATGGTGTGCCAACTGGTAATCCAGAAACTTTGTTTAGTATAAACCAACTTAGTAAGAATGATGAATTAAGTAATCCTAAGATTATTTTAACACAAACAGGTGGAGGTAGATTGGATTATATTGCACCAGGAGGAGCGGAAACACAACTAAGTGGCACTATTACAACTAGTGCTAATAACCATGTAGTACTTACTTATAATGGTTCTGTTTTAAAATTATATGTTAATGCAGTAGAAGAAGATACGGCAACAGTAAGTGTTACAAGTGATTTAGATAATCCTATGATATTCCTAGGTGATGCTGCAATTAATGGTGATAGTAATTCCCATCATTTATTTAGAGCATATAACGATGAATTAACAAGTGATGAGGTAATGCAAAATTATTCAGCATCAGCAGCATTATAATGAAAGAATTAAGAGATGTAGCGAAAGTATATAAAGATAAAGCTTTACAAGCTATAAATCCTGGTGTCCCTTATAAGAAATATAAAACAGGTTCTTCTAAAGCATACAAGACTGGTAAGATGTATAAATCTATTGCAAGTAGTAATAGAATACAAACTATGTTTCAAAAAAATAAGAAGACAGGTAAAATATCTTTTAACTTTACTTTCTCAGCACCTGATTACGCAAAGTATGTTCAGTATGGAACAAGGTATATGAAGGCAAGACCCTTTGCACAAATAGCTGCAGAATCACCTGAATTTGTAAAAGCTAAAAACGAATTACTAGGAAAAGAAGCAGAACTTCTACTTGATGGAATCTTTGAAAATGTAGACAAGATGTGGGAAGCTGGAGGTGACAATTTGTCAGTATCCTAACCTATCCAATATATTATACTACCCCTTTGTTATATTAGTAAAAAAGATTATATATGTCAATATCATATCTACAAGACCCAGGTCAAGTTTGTTTCTCACAATCTCCATTGGTTTATGCCGTTTCTGAATCAAACGCAGAGGCATATACATCTTCATCATTTCAATATGTAATGGAAGTAAAGTATTGGGAAGGTAATAGACTTTCACCACCAACTTTATCAAATTACACTTTACAAAAATATCCAAACATTTCTGGTTCAGGTATATTTGATTTATCAAGGATTGCAACATCTTTATTTACAGAAGCAAGAGCTTCAGAAAGTTCATCTATCTATAATATAAAAGTAGATTCTTATATACAATTTCAAACATCACCTAGTTCATCATTCTTTACAGGTTCTCATGTAGGAAATACAGCAATACAAGTCTTTGATGGATATCAGTTGTTTCAAGACAATGTACAAGGTGCAATAACAAATGGACCGATAGTTAGTTCAAGTGTGTATTGGCCTATTATGAGTGATGGACCAGCATCACAATCTTATTTTAGAGAAAACTATGGTAGAATGAGTTTATGGACAGGACAACCTACAAATGCAAAATACATTGCAACAGGTATTGTTTATTCTAGTTCTTTTGATGGAGAAGATAACTCAATTGTAGTTGCAGTATCCTCATCAAACAATTCAGATGATTGTGTACAAACATTTCCTATATCACCTCTAGAGCCTGATTGGCCTTTGAATAGTAACCCTAATGATGTAGGCAACTTTGAAATCTTTTTAGTTAGTGGTTCTACTGAGAACTATGATGGTACAAATAGAATAACAGATAGATTACATTTTGATTTAGAATGTACAAAGAAATATCCTAACATTAGGATTAAATGGAAAAATAGATTTGGACAATGGGATAATTTTAATTTTAATTTAGTATCTCAACAATCTTTTAACACACAAAGAAGCAGATATCAACCACAAATAGGTACATGGGATAGTCCAACCTTATCGTATGAAGATTACGAATCTGCAATACAAAATTATATAACCGATTCTACACTTAAACTATCAGTTAATACTGATTATGTTAATGAGGATTACAATGAAATATTTAAACAACTAATGGTAAGTGATGAAATCTATTGGGTATATCAAGAAGGTAGTGAACAAGATGGTACTGAAAAAGTAAAACCATTAGCTATTGATGATTCAACATTTAACTTAAAGACTAATGTAGTTGATAAATTAATACAATACTCATTTAGATTTACTCAAGGACAAGGATATAAACTAATATTTTAAGATATGGCAGTAGCAAGTGGAAGAGATAGTGTATTCAAACTTATTGCCCGAGGTGTCCAATTAGATTTATTTAAAGATGAAACTATACACCTAAGTAATAATGTAACAGGTTTATTTGATTTAGGTAAATTACCAAGTGATTTTACAAGACAGATAAGTTTGCCAGGTACAAGAAAGAACAATGATTTCTTTCAACACGTCTATGATATATCAATAGATGAACCATTCTTATTTAAAACAAATACAAAAGTAATTGCACAATTTGACTTTGATGGTTTCTATGTATCACAAGGATACTTACAATTAGAAAGAGTAAATATACGAGAAAACAAATTCGTTGAGTCTTACGAGGTTTCTGTCTTTGGTTTACTATCTTCATTCAAAAAAGATTTACAGAACATTACACTTACGCAATTGAGTACATTAGATGACTATGACCATATCTTTAGTATAGGTAATATAGTTAATTCTTGGAGTGGTTCTTCTTATGATGGAAGTCCAAATGCTAATTGGCCTGAAAGTTCTATATTTACATCTTCGGTAGATGGACATAATTTAGGAGGTGAGGTAGTTTATTGTTTAACCGATGCAGGAAAACAAATTGCATATCAATCAGCATTACCAAATAATTTACTTGGTATAGATAATGCAGAAGGATTTGCTGGTTCATCTGCGGGTGGTCAAATTAAAGCTCAAAACTTTAAACCTGCAATGAGATTAGATATTATAGTAGATTCAATATTTGATGAAATAGGATATACCTATGAATCAACATTCTTATCAGAATCTAGATTTGATGACACTTATGTATTATTAGATAGAGGATTAAGATATCCAGTTATAAGTGGTGTAGATTTAGAAACATTTGGTCAAATAGAAGTAGGACCCATTAGTGGTTCTTCTGCTCCTAATGTTTTAGTAAACAATGTAACATCATCATTATTATTTAATAATGTATATGATGACCCAACTAATAGTGTTATAGATGCACAAGGTACTTACAGTCCTTTCTTTGGACCAAGTACATTAGTTAATACGTCAACAAGTGATTCTGAAATAACATTAAACTTTCAAGTATCATCTTCATCAGACCCTGCAACCGCATATCCTAGGATATATATTAATCCTGTAACTACATCTTCTCCTTCGCCTGAAGTTGTAACAAATGGTATTGAACTAAAATGGATTAATGAATATGTTAGAAGAGATTTTTTACAAACAGGTGGTGAAAAAGAATATACACTAAAACAAGAAGTGCCAGTAGGTATGTCATTTAGGTCTGGCTCTGAATATACATTCAAAATAGGATATGAAACTGTTGGTACAGGTGCGGTAACTGTAACGATAGGACCTGGTGGTAATACTGAAAGTAGAATAAACATAAACTCATTAAATAAAATAGGTGAATTATTACCAATTAGCATGGCTGATAATATGCCTTTTGCAACAAGTGGTATAACACTACTTGATTTTATGACATCTATACAAAAGAAATTTAATTTACAAATATATCCAAGTAAAACTAAACCTAGACATTTTATCATTGAAACATTTAACAATTGGTATAAACAAGGTAAGGTAGTAAATTTTGATAGGTTTGTAGATTTAAACAAAAAAATAACAGTAACACCTGCAAATAACTTGGGTGTTAGAGAAGTAGAGTTCGGTGATAAATTAGATATTGATTTCTTATCAAACAATTTTAAGAAATCACAAAACAGAGAATTTGGTAAATCTTATTTTAGAGATACACAAAATTTCTTCTCCGAAGGTAAATTACAAGTTGAGAGTGGTTTTAGTTCATCACCCCTACGATATGTTGCAGGAAGTGGTATAACAGGTTCATTGGGTCAACCATTAACACCTTTCAATGGAGCTATTGGTACAACAACAGTTGCAGCTTGTGGACAATCAACTTCTATATTCTATCATAATGGAGGAAGTGCATTACCAACAGTAGGTGATACAATATTCTATGATTCAGCAGGTACATCACCTGTTGTAACATATGATTATCTTGTTGAAGATGTTGGTATCGGTGGAGGAACTATAATGGAATTAAACGCAGGTAATGGAGTTGTTATTGATGATAGCTTTGGAACTTGTAGTGGTGGAGGTGGACCTACATCTTAAAAAATAAATAACTATGGGAATAAATAAAATGTTCATACCGACCTTTATAGCAAACGCAGAGTTTCAACCTGCACGAGTTAGACCTCGTATGTTTTTCTATAATGGTAAATTAGAAACAACACCTTATAATATTGAAGG